CTACACTCTTTCCCTACACGACGCTCTTCCGATCTATAAGGCGCTGGCGGGACTGCCTTTTCATATTGCTTGAAAGGTGGTGTTGCAGAATGGCGAAAATGACGGCAAAACAGCAGCGCTTTTGCGACGAGTATCTGATCGACCTGAATGCGACACAGGCCGCAATTCGGGCGGGATATTCAAAGAAAACGGCGGGCGTGATAGCAGCCGAAAACCTGAAAAAACCTTATATCGCTGAATACATAGAAAAACGGATGGCAGAAAAGGAAGAAGCGCTGATCGCGAAGCAGGATGAAGTGATGAAATACCTGACCGCAGTCATGCGCAGAGAGCTTTCCGAGCATGTGGTCGTCACGGTCTCCGAGGAAAAGACCTATTATGCGCCGGATGCCAACGGCACCATGCGAAAGCACTCTAAGAAAAAGGAAATGCCGCAGATCGTGGAGATTCCTTCGCGACTTGCCGACGCAAACAAGGCGGCAGAGCTTCTCGGAAAGGCTTATACGTTGTTCACTGATCGCGCAGAGCAGGAAGTTGACATGAACCTGAATATCACGGTGGATTATGGAGAAGAAGATGGAAACTAAGAAAATCAATGTACTGGGCACAGAATACACTATGACGGTTTGCGGCGAAAGCGATGACGCGCGCCTGATCGGGTTTGACGGCCTCACGGACGAAACGACGAAAGAGCTGCTGGTGGAAAGCTATGACGCGCACAAGGCCGAACCAAACTGTAAGAAGGCTTTGCAGGTTCAGTGCAAGAAGGTCAAGCGGCATGAAATCATCCATGCTTTTCTCTTTGAATCCGGCCTTGCGGAAAATTCAGAGTGGGCGCAAAACGAGGAAATGGTTGATTTCTTCGCCATTCAGTTTCCGAAGCTGCTGAAGGCATTTGAAGAAGCTGATGCGCTGTGAACATCCGCGTACAGGCAAACCCATGCTTCCGGGAGGTCAATCGCAGCAGCAAGCGCTACATCGTCATGAAAGGCAGCGCGGGCAGTGGGAAGAGCGTTGACACGGCCCAGAATTACATACTGCGCCTGATGCGGGACAATGGCCGGAACCTTGTGGCCATGCGAAAGTCGGACATCACAAACCGCGACAGCACCTTCGCAGAGCTGACCGGCGCGATTTACCGCATGTTCGGCGATGCGACGGAGCGATACTGGAAGATCACGCAGAGTCCTCTTTCGATCACCTGCCGCCACAATGGCAACAAGATCATCTTTCGCGGGATGAACGATGACAAGCAGCGCGAGAAGCTGAAGTCGATCACCTTCCAGCGCGGCAAGCTGACCGACGTGTGGCTGGAAGAAGCGACAGAGTTCACACAGGCGGATGTGGAAATCATCGACGACCGTCTGCGCGGCGAGCTGCCGGACGGGCAGTTCTATCAAATCAGAATGACCTTCAATCCGGTGTCCGCGAACCACTGGATCAAGAAGGTCTTTTTCGATATTCCGGACAAAAACGTACTCACCCACCACTCGACATACCAGATGAACCGCTTCGTTGACGACGCCTACAGGGCGCGCATGGAGCGGCGCAGGCTGGTTGATCCAGAAGGCTATCAGATATACGGCCTCGGCGAATGGGGCGAAATCGGCGGCCTGATCCTTCACAACTGGGAGGTCAGGGAGATTTCGCAAAACCTGAACGAATACGATGACATCGCTCTGGGCATGGACTTCGGTTTCAACCACGCGACGGCTATTCTGCTGCTTGGCGTGAGGGATGACAATATCTACGTGCTGGACGAGGTGTATGAGTTCGAGAAGGACACGAACGAAATCATACAGCTTGCCATCGGGAAGGCGCTGCCGATGAACCGCATAATGTGGTGCGACAGCGCGGAGCCCGACCGAATCATGATGCTGAACAAAGCGGGCTTCAGGCGGGCCGTTGGCGTAAACAAGGGCGGCTCTGCCGGATCAGTGAAGGCGCAAATTGACTGGCTGAAGCAGCGCAGCATTTTCGTTCATCCGCATTGCGTGAATACCATCAAGGAAATGCAGCAGTGGAAATGGAAAAAGGACGAGCGCACCGGTGAATACCTGGACGAACCTGTGCCGATCATGGATGACGCCATGGCCGCGCTGCGCTACGGCGTGGAGGGCTGGCGGAAGATGCAGACAAATATCAAAGCCGTGAGGAGGATATAGCATGTGCGGACACATATGGAAAGAGCTTAACGACGTGCGCGTGTGCCTGCGCTGCGGCATAACCGTGAGCAGGATCGACGGCGCGATCATCTTTGATAGGAAGCTGGCAAATATCAGGAACAGGAAGGGCATGAAAGCAAATGAGAAGTAAAGCAGAGAAATATCCGGATTTCACGGCTGAAATTGCGGAAATTGCGCAAAATGGCATCTCAGATCGGCTGCTGAACCGGATCATTGAGAAGCATGCCAGGAATGCCACATACAACAAGGACTTGATTGCGCGCTATGAGGCGCTGTCGGACAGCGTGCCGATCTTCCTGCGTCAGCCAAGGTTTGAGGATGATGACGAGGCCAAGAAGGAGATCATCAACCACAAGATCAACAACGACTTCTTTTCTGAAATCGTGGACTTCAAGACCGGATATTTCGCCGGAAACCCTATCGCCTATTCCTATGCAGACACGCGGGAAGCGGCTGAGGATACCAGCGAAACGGGAGACGGCGCGGCGGAAATGGAAGCAGCCCGCGACGAAGCCAGCAAGCGCCTGACGGATTTCGTATATCGCTCCAACATGTTCGACGTGGACATGGAATGCACGAAGTACGCGTCCATCTGCGGCTATGCTGGACGGCTGTTTTATATTGATCCGTTCGGCGACGAGCGCGTGATGGTGGTGCCGCCGAATGAGGCGATCATCCTCTCGGAGACAAAGGACATCACGCAGCCGACATACGGCGTGCGCTATTACAGTGTGACGGATATAAACGACGTGGAAACCGTGAAGGCCGAGTTTTACGACAATAATATAGTCACCTATGCGGAGGGCTTTCCCGGCGCGCTGCACATCGTCAAACAGGAGCAGAACCTTTTCGGCTGCTGCCCGTTGCAGGGCATCCCGAATAACAGCGAGATGCAGGGCGACGCGGAAAAGGTCATGGCGCTGATCGATGCCTATGATCGGGCGTTGTCTGACACCAACAATGAGGTGGATTCCTTCGCAAACGCCTACATGGTATACGAAAACGTCAGCATGACCGACGATGAGATACACAAGGCCCAGGCGAGCGGAGCGATACAGTTCTTTTCTCCCGATGGGAAAGGCAAGGTCTATTTCCTGACGAAGGAGATCAACGACGGATTCATCGAACATCATCTCGACCGGCTGGAAGAGAATATCTACCGTTTCTCAAAAACGCCGAATCTGTCGGATGAATCGTTTGGCACGGCCAGCGGTGTGGCGCTCAAGTTCAAGCTGACGTCGCTTGAGACCAAGTGCGGCATGTTCGAGGCCAAGCACATCAGCGCGAGCAACTACATGTTCCATCTGTTGGCGGGCGTGTGGGCGAAGAAAGGCGTCAAAATCGACCCCTTACAGTGCACGACGAGCTATAAGCGGAACTTCCCGCTCGACATCCTCAGCGAGGCTCAGGCGACGCAGGCGCTGATTGCGGCGGGCTTCCCGAAACGCGCGGCATACGAGGTGGCGCTCTCCTGCGTGGACGACGTTGAGGCCGTCATGCAGGAAATTGAGCGCGAAAAGGATGACATTCCGAGCCTGACGGAAACACTGCCGGACGAAGCGGAAGATAGAGACGACAAAGGAAGAGAAAATTGATGGTATTACAGATCAACAAGCTACCGAATGATATTTTGATCGGACGTCAGACGGAAAACGGCGTAAACGAGATTGAAATTGATGTATCCGAATGGCTTGAACACTGGCCCGGAATGAACATCAGCATCATGCACACGCGGCCAGGCGAGACATACGCCTACCCTGCGGCGACACACATGAATGGAAGCTGCATCGTCTGGGAGATCAGCAATGCCGACACGGCCATTCACGGACTCGGTACAGTTGAGATCATGGGCATCCTTGACGGAAAAAAGAAGCTGTCGCGGATCGTACAAACGCACATCAGCAAAACCACAACGGCGACCACATCGGACATTCCAGAGGCGGCGAAGCCGTGGGTTGACGGCGTTCTTGATGCGGCGCATCGCGCAGAAGAAGCGGCCAACGAGATTAAGGGCATGAACGTTGAAGTGCAGACGCTCGAACCGGGCACGCAAGCCACGGCGGAGTGGGACAGCGGGCTGCTTAAACTCGGCATCCCTGCCGGACAAAACGGTGATGCGAACGTCAGCATTGCGTCCAGAAAGACTGCGGGCGTCGTGATCGTTGGTGATAACATGAAAATAGATGATAACGGTGTTCTTTCGGTCGACACCGCAGACACGGCGGAACAGGACAACACACGTCCGATAACGTCCGCGGCGGTGCATACGGAAATTGGGAACATCGAAATACTGCTTAGTACGATTTGAGGAGTGACAGCATGAGCATAGCAACAGAACTGACCAGAATCCAGAAAGACAGAAACACGATCCGCACAAAGCTCGTTGAGCTGGGCATGGCAACCGGCACGGCAAATCTGGACGCTCTCGCGACCGCCATTGAGGGAATCATCAATCAAGGCGCGGTTTCAGTAAATGTGAAGGAGGGCGAAACATACACCATCCCTAAGGGCTATCACAACGGCTCCGGCACAGTCTCCGGCGTATCTGGCGGCGGCAATTACAGCTTGCAGAGCAAGAGCGCTACGCCCACGAAGAAGCAGCAGAACGTCACGCCTGATGCGGGTTATTATGGTATGTCTGACGTTACTATCGCGGCAATCCCGGACGCTTATCAGGGCGTTTCCAGCACAACGGCAGCAGCGGGAGACGTGCTGACCGGCAAGGTGTATGTGCTGGCAGACGGCACGATTACGACCGGTACGATGCTCAATAACGGCACGGTCAGCAAGACTCTGGACGCGACCACGATCAGCTACACAATACCAAAGGGCTATCACAGCGGAACGGGAACGGTGACGATCACGCTGGAGACGAAAACCATCACGCCCACGAAGTCCGCGCAGGAGATCACGCCCACCTCCGGAAAGGTGCTGAGCAAGGTCACGGTCAATCCGATCCCTGACAAATACATCGACACCTCCGATGCGGATGCGGTCGCGGCAAATATTCTCGTGGACAAGACCGCCTACGTGGGCGGCGCGAAAGTGACCGGCACGATGGCGAACAGCGGCGATACGAGCGGCACCATTGACGGCCTGACAACCACGAGCAAGAGCATTCCCGCGGGTTACACATCCGGCGGCACGGTGAGCCTGACAGACGATATTGAAACCGTGCTTGCGGCGATTTAAGGAGGGGCGCTTATGAGCATACAGACGCAGATTGACCGCCTGGCAAGCGCGAAAGCGGCAATCAAGACGGCAATTGAAGGCAAGGGCGTGACTGTGCCTGACGCTACTATGCTTGACGGGTTTGCATCGCTGATTGATGGGATTGAGGCTGGTGGGGGCGGGAACTTCGATTTCTCTACACTAAATGGTGCTACCGCGGCAGTTTCTGGAACATTCACTCCCGCGTCTGATTTAAGCTATTTATGGGTAAACGCGGACTTTTCAGCAGTCCGCACTCTCCCGAGATTGGTCATAGTATCGCCATTGACTGCCTCGAATTCTAGTTCGGCGCTGTCCTTATATGTTTGGCTTAACACGTCATCAAACCCGTTTGCCGAACCTACGGATGGAAGGGCAATCTACTTGCACAAATATGGCACAGGTGTGGCTGCAAGCTGTACTGCTGACAGCCTGATGAATTACAACACCGCGTATTCATTTTTAAGTCACCCTGGAAATAACAGGTTTTTCGACATGATTCAGATACTTGACAATAGACTCGTTTGCCGCTGCGCAGAAGCAAGTGCGGGATCAGTAAAGTTTCTTGGCGGAATAACGTATTCTTATTTAGTAGTAGGGGGCTAATGCTATGAGGTATTCGAAGATTGTGATTGACGGCTATATTGCAGGGTTGGGGACGCATGAATGCTGTTCGAATATGGATGGAGATATAACAGAAGCCGAATACAACAGCATTATGTCGGTCATCCAGAACCGCCCACAAGCAGACTGCAAGGGCTATCGCCTGAAAACCGATCTGACGTGGGAAGAATACGACCTGCCGCCTGAGCCGGAGCCGTCTGACGAGGACGAGCTTTCCGATGCTGAAGCGCTGAATATCCTGCTGGGAGGAGCGAACGAATGACCAGAGGCAAGGCAAAACAATTGCGGGCGCTGATCGAAACGCTCGCTATCACGCTTGACGACAAAACCGCGCTTACGGGTGTGGAACTGTTCCCTGCATGGGCAGCAGATACCGCCTATGCCGCGGGCGACCGTGTGCGGCATGACGGCACGCTCTACAAGGTTTTGCAGGGTCACACTTCGCAGGCGGACTGGACGCCGGATGCGGCTTCATCGCTGTTTGCAAAGGTGCTGATTCCTGACCCGGACGTTATCCCCGAATGGGAGCAGCCGGGCAGCACCAATCCATACAGCAAGGGTGACAAGGTGACGCACAACGGCAAAACGTGGGTTTCCAGCATCGACGGCAACGTGTGGGAGCCGGGCGTGTATGGGTGGAACGAGGCATAAACAGCAAGGGGTGATGCGACGTGGACAGACTTGTGAAGTGCAGTTGCTGTGGCAGTGGAAATAAAACCCTGCTCAATCGCGAGGGGAAATACGTGTGCAGACAATGCTACGCAAACGTGCTGATGCTCAGACTGACCATGCAGCTCAAATAAGCGACATTTTAGGAGGGATGCGACGTGGCTCAGACGAAAAGCCTTGAATACTATCTCGCCCAGGCGCGCCGTATTTCTGAACACCGTGAGGCCGGAGCCGAGAAGGAAATCCGGAAGCTGTATAAGGAAATGCTGAAGGATTTGCAGCAGTTTGTTTCGGATGTCTATATGCAATACTCCAAGAACGACACGCTGACATACGCCATGCTTCAGGAGGCCGGATATAATGCGCGCTTCCTCGAAGAGATCGAACAGCGCCTGAATATCTCGACGCCGAAAGCCGCCCAGAAGGTGCAGGCGCTTGTCGAGGAAACATATAAGCTGGCATACGACGGCATGGTGGACGGCGTTGTAAGGGCTTCGGGCGGCATTGACGCGGCTTTTGCGGAGAGTATAGCAATCACCCCGGAGCAGATCAAACGGGCCGTGGAAAACCCCGTGAGCGGCCTCACGTTGAAAGATACGCTTGAGAAGCATCGCAAGGACATCATCTACAGCATCAAGCAGACGGTGGGCGTGGGCCTTATGAACGGCGAACGCTATACCACGATGGCGCGCAGGATCGCCGAGCAGGTGGACGGAGACTATAAAAAGGCGATCAGGATTGCCCGGACGGAAACGCATCGAGTGCGGGAAGGTGGAAACACTGACGCCGCTCAGAGCGTTGACAAGGAACTGCAAAACGGCACGACCGGGATGCGCATGTGCAAGACATGGAGAACCATGAAGGACGAGCGCGTCCGCCCGCAGCGCCGCAGGAAGGGAAAAGGCGGCTGGAGCACTAAGATGGGCAGAGGAGCCAACCACATTATCCTTGACGGGCAGACAGTGCGTGCCGACGAGGATTTTGACCTGCAAGATGGCAACACGGCTCCGGCGCCCGGAAGCAGTGGCGTGGCTGGCCATGACATCAACTGCCGGTGCTATGTGTCGTATGAGATGATGACCGACGCGGAGTTCTTCGCCAAGACCGGAAAACATTTTCCGGGCACGAAGGGTATTGAAAATTCTAAAAATGGTGGTACAATAGAACCGAAGTTGAGCAAGGCGTGCCAGAACATTGTAGACACGCTGAAGCAGCAGGGCGTGGAATACATTAAGGTCGAAAAGCACGCCAAGTCGCTGACGGAAAGCGAGATTATCTCCGCGCTGGCTGGCGGAGACTACACAAGCGGCTCATGCTCATCTGTGGGCATCGCCTACATCGGGCAAAAGCGCGGCTTGAATGTGCTTGACTTCCGCGGTGGAAAGAGCATGGACTACTTCTCAAAAAAGACAGCGAAGGTGAATATGTTCAAGGCGCTGGGAGCCACACCCATCGAGGAAAGCAGCGCAAAGAGTAACCTGACCAACGGCAAGCGCGTCCTTGCGCAGATGGTCAAGGGGAAAGAATACTACCTGTCCGTGGGCAGACATGCTGCCATTGTGCGCCTGAATGGCGACGGCAATCCGCAGTACCTTGAGCTGCAATCCGCCACCCACAGCGGTTGGCATGATTTCACCAAGGATGTCCGGGACACTCTCAAATGGCGGTTCGGCTGTTCTTCCAGCGGTAGCCATTTTAGCACCGCCTACCTGACGGACATTGACCAGTTCCAGGCCACTGATGATTTAACTACGTTGCTGGGCTACATCAACACCAGCGAATCTGAGCAAAGGAAGGGTAAACATGGCACAATCAAATAAATTGTTCAAAAACGACCCCGCCGATCAGATTTGGTGGGTTGATACCTCCGATAAGGACGGCAGCTTTGTTTTCACATTCGATAAGAAAACGTACTTCAATATGTTTTCAGATTATCCGCACAAGCTGACAGCTGAGCAGAAGGAAATCTTCGACGGGGAGAATCCCTACTGGAAGGATTTTTTCGGCGACAGGCAGTAAGCTAAGGCGAAAGAATCAGGCACTTTGCGAAAGCAGGGTGCTTTTTTTATGGAGAAATTTTATGGAGAAATGGGGGCGATTCCGTTGGGCCGCAAGCAGACCTAAGGAGAATAGCATAAGGGACTGTATAAGGAGGCGGGTTTTATGGCGAATCCGAACTTCAATCCGATGTATTCTACCGACCAGATATGGAGGGGCGAGCGCGAGGACATCTGCCTGACAGACGATCTCGACGCCATAGAGGCCGATGTGAGCGCACTTGAGAGCGGGAAAGCGCCCGTCAATCACACCCACAGCGGCTACGCGGCGGCCAATCACTCGCATGACGGCTATGCGCCCGTGAATCACGGCCATAGCTACAACGACCTGACGAACAAACCGACGATTCCGACGGTGCCTTCCTCACTTCCGGCGAATGGAGGAAATGCCGATACGGTGGGCGGAAAGCATGCGTCTGATTTCGCCACGGCGAGCCACACTCACAGCGGATATGCTTCCGCAAGCCATACACACAGCGAATACGCGGCATCGAATCACACGCATACGGGGTATGCGGCGACTGGTCATACGCACAGCTACAATTCCCTGAGCGATAAGCCGACAATCCCCAGCATTCCGGCCTCTCTGCCCGCCAATGGCGGCAATGCAGACACCGTGGACGGCAAACATGCTGACGCCTTCGCACGGGCCGATCATGTTCATGGCACCACGCCAGTGACCGATGCGAATACTGATCTTGACAACTACTCGGTTGCAGGAGTCTATTCCTTCGCCGTTGCGAATCAGCCCGTCAACAGGCCTTCCGGAACCTCCAATGGCTGGCTTGTTGTTGTCCCGTGGACTAGCAATCCGACGACGCAGACAGTCAAGCAGTTCTGGCTAAGGCACGGCGGCATCAACACCACCGACCATGAGGTGTACACCCGCACGAAAATCGGCGATTACGGCTGGAGTTCTTGGGCGAAAGTCATCACATCGAAGGATATGACGATCACCAAAGAAAACGGCGATGTCTATATGTCGTGGACGGGCCAGAATGTCGTATCAAAGCTGTCCTCGCTTGCGCCTGGCATGTATACGGCCTATTCACGCGGCGGATCGTCTGCGGGAACGACAAACGCTCCGAACGGCGTGGAGGGATTCCGGTATCTCATCCACAAGACAGGCGAAAACACAACGAATTATGGATGGGCAGTTGCCTTCGGTACATCGGGGTCTGTTTACGCAGGGTATTACGATTCTGGAACATGGCGAGGATGGAGAGCGCTGTACAAAGGCCTCCCAGACATTTTGTGGAGCGGCGCGTACTACATGACCGCCAGTCAAACCGTTACGCCATCTAAAAAGCTGTCGGAGTGCAAAACGGGATGGATGCTGCTGTGGAGCGACTACGACGAAAATACGAGCACGGTGAATGACGGAGACTTTGTGACAACTTTGATTCCGAAATGGAATCCTTCCGGATCGGCGTGGGCTGGAAAGTCGTTCTACTGCGATATTCCGAGATACATCGGCGCGGATCAGTCCAACGTGGCGACGGAAAGCCGAATCATTAAGATGATCTACGTCCATGACAATAAGATCGTAGGCCATGCAGCAAACAATCAGGGAACCCGCTCAGACGTTGTACTGCGGGCTGTGTATGAATTCTGACGATGCTCTCCCCTGTAAGCAAAAGGAGGAGTGATAATGCTGGACGTGATCGTGAGGATTATCAGAGGAGGCGAGATTGACATGGCCGTGGTGCGACTGCCGGACATTACGGAAGAAGACGAGGGCAAGGTACTGATGGTAAAGAACGGCTTACCCGCTTGGGGCAAAACGCCGATCAAATACGTCGAGAGCGTGAGCGACAATGCCGCTGACGTTCTTTCGCTGCGCGATCTTGAGAGCGGCTGCTACGTCCTGTATGGCACGTTTACGCCCTATGCGGGCTCTAATCGATACGTGAAGTTCACCTCCGATCTGGTCGTGAACGTCATAAAGGGCACGCTGAGCGGCGTGGGCACATCCCATATTCAGGTGTTCTATCCCGTCAACAACGTGGTGCAGTTCCTCGACATCACCGACGCGAGCTACACCAAGACGGACGTCAAGCTGAACGAGCTGCTGACGCGAGTGAGCGCGCTGGAATCGGCCAGCAGCACCTAATCCTGTTTCTTTTTGTCTGCGCGGGCAAAGAAAACACATCATCAGGAGGTCGTAAACATGAACCGAATCCGGTATCCCTGCGGGAGGCGGTAGCGAATGGGCGAAACTGAGGTCATTGACAGGCTGGACAGTACGGCGTGGGACGCCGCCCTTTCCGCAAACCAGGGCCGTGTGCTGTATGAAATGATCAGCAACACAGCGACTGACGACGACATTGATGCGATTTTCGCATAGAAAAGGAGAATGAAGCATGAGTAAGCTGATTAATCTTTCCGCGCTCACCAGATTCTGGAGCAATGCCAAGACATACATCGACACTGCTTTGAGCGGCAAGGCGAACGCCGACCATACTCATACTGGCTATGCCGACGCGACGCACTCCCATGCGTATAACGATCTGACCGGCAAGCCTACGATTCCCACCACAGTGGCGCAGTTGACTGATGCTGACGATTATGCCAAGAAGTCGGAAGTCAACATCGATGCTGCGACCGATGCCGAGATCGACGCCATCTTCACCGCCTGATCGGAGGGATAAGCTGTGGCATTCATCACACTCGAAGGCCTGGCACGGTTTTGGCAGAACGTCAAGCAGCGTGCGGATGCCATCTATACGGCTGAATCCACCGACGGCGTGGCCTACACTGCGACGATTCCCGGCATAACAGAGCTGAAGCACGGGATGCGCATCACCATCAGCCCGGCGCGCGTGTCCTCCTCGACGGTTCCAACGCTGGACGTAAACGGGCTGGGCGCTCATACCATCCGTATCCCTCTCAGCTTCAACAATGCCGCTTCCACTATACCGAAGATGGCGACATTCTATTCTGCCGGAAAGCCGCTCCTGCTCATGTACGATTCTACTTATCCACATGGGCAGTGGAAGGCTGTGGAAAAGATGCGTGTCTCGGCACAGGACTTGTACGGCGTGACACCAATCGAAAGCGGAGGCACCGGCGCAGAGAACGCAGAGGAAGCACGAACCAATCTCGGCGCAGCCAGTCAGGCGGATGTTGAAGCACTGGCCGCGCGGATCGCGGCACTCGAAGCAAAGTAACAAAGCACAAAGCGCAAAGCGTCATTCACCCGAATGGCGCTTTTTTCACGCCATCATAGCTCAAATGGCAGAGCAGCCGTCTTGTAATCGGCAGGTTCGGGGTTCAAGTCCCCGCGGTGGCTCCATGTGGGCGCAAAGGCACGGACTCGATTGTGGACGTGATCTCTGCGAACTCAATATCATATGTGGGGTTGCGGAAAATGCAACAACTCAGAAAGGATTGAACGCTATGACCATTGACGACCTGAAGGCACTGTTGAAGGAAGGGAAGATCACGGAGGAGCAGTTCCGCGCGATGGCAAAGGCCATTGACCCGAACTACACCGAACCTGAGCCCGATCCCGAACCGACGAACGACCCCGAACCCGATCCCGAGCCTGATCCTGAGCCTGACCTTGAAAAGCTGATTCAGCGGGCCGTTGACCGCGCGACGAATAAGCTGGGCAACGACAACAAGAAGCTCAGGCAGCAGCTTGAATCGCTGAAAAAGAATCACCTGACGGAGGCTCAGGCGGCGGAGCTGGAGCGCCAGCAGCGGGAGGACGATCTCGCCGAACGCGAAAAAGCGTTGCAGGACGAGAAAAACCGCTGGTACGCGATGAAGGCCATCAAAAAAGCCGGACTGGACGACGGCAGCGATGATTCTCTGGCGATTATCGATTTTGTGATGGGCAGCACCGAAACGGACATCGACGCGCGCGTGAAGTCCTTCGGCGAGCTGGTCGAGAAGATCGTCAAGGCCAAAGTGGACAAGACCTTCAAGCAGCACGGCAGAAACCCGGAGCAGGGAGCGGGCGCCGGTGAAAAGAATCCCTGGACGAAGGAAAACTGGAACATCACCGCGCAGATGAACATTGAGCTGACAAACCCTGAACTGGCCAAGCAGCTCAAGGCCGCTGCGGGCGTGAAGTAACGACAAAAAGAAAGGATGAAACCATCATATGGCTCTGAACGCTATTACTACGATCGCTGATATGCAGATCGTCCCCGAGAAGTTTTCGACGTATGTGACCGAAAAGACCACCGAAAAGTCCGCCATGGTCAACGCGGGCATTGCCACCGGCGACGCGCTCGTCGGTCAGCTCATCAACGGCACGCCTTCCGGCGGTCGTTTCATCACGATTCCGGCCTGGCAGCCGCTCGATGCGTCCACTGAAGAGGATGTGTTCGGCGAGGGCGAAGTCTCCGTCGGCGGTATTACGACTTCCGACAGCCGCGCGACTCTCCTGATCCGCCAGAAGGCCTGGGGCGACACCGACCTGGCCCGCGTGCTGGGCGGCGCTGATCCGATGGCCGCGATCATCAATCAGATGGCTGACTGGCGCAATCAGCGTGAACAGAAGATTTACCTGGCTATCCTCAAGGCCATTCTCGACCCGACCTCCGGCGCGTTGAAGGATCACGTCAACGACATTTCCGCCGCCACCGGCGCGGGCAAGAACCTGATTTCCGACGGCGCGACGCTCGATACCAAGCAGTGCCTCGGCGACGCCTATGGCAGCCTCGGCATGGTGTTCATGCACTCTGCCGTGTACACCTACCTCCAGAAGAACGGCATGATCACCCGTAACCCGATCTTCGATCCGTCTCAGTCCTCCGTCGAGATGGAACGCTATCTGGGCTACCGCATCATCGTCGACGACGGCATGCCCTTCGCGACCTACGAAAAAACCGCGTCCAGCACCTCCGGCGCGCTGACAATCGTGGCGGATGATACCGCATCTCCTACGGCCACTCAGGTGAAACTCAGCGTCGTGACCGCGGGCGGATTGGACGCGGCGGTCGGCGATACTGTCCTCAAGCTGGAGAAGGGCGACTACATTTACAACACGTATTTCCTGGGCGCGGGCGCGTTCATCCGTCAGGACGGCAATCCCGCTGGTCTGGTCGGCACCGAAACCGACCGCGACAAGTTCAGCGCTAAGAACTACCTGATTAACCGCTGGTGCCAGGTCATCCATCCGCGCGGCTTTGGCTGGGTGCCGGATGAGTCCTCCACGCTGCTCAGTGGTGAAAAGTATCCCAACAATGCTGACCTTTCCAAGGTGGCGAACTGGAAGCTGACCACGCATCACAAGCACGTTCCGATTGCTTGTCTGCGTCATAAGATTGGCTGATAACCAACCATTCGGGAAAACCGGACAGTTGCTGGAAAGGAGGAGTCCGCATGAGCTGTCATTTTCACATGCTGCGCAAGCGCAGAGCCGCTGAAGCCGCCAGAAAGGCCGCAGAGGAAGCCAGACAGGCCGCTACTGTGCCGCATGATAAAGAAGTCGATGCCGAGCCCGAAGCCGCCCCAAAGGCCGCCAGAGGCCGCAGAAAGGGTGATAAGAAATGAACGATCTGATCACGCGCTCTGCGCTCGAATGGCTCAGTGAGAATACCACCATTCCGGTCGATCTTAACGATCCCGATGCGACTATTTCCCTTCCCGCCCGCGCGCAGCTCTTTGTGCAGAAATACGCGCAGCTCATGAACCGCTCACCCGGCGTCATCAGCCAAAGCATCGAGGGGCTGTCTCAGTCCTTCGATGCGAGCGGTGACGTGAACACGAATATATGGGCACTGGCCCGCGCGCTGCTGATGGGCGATCTGAAGTCGCAGGTTAAGGTCACGCCAGCCAAGAGGCGGTGGTGACGGTGGGAATCAAAGTGTCCTACAAATCAAAAGACGACGGCTTCCGGAGCATGAAAAAGCGGCTTGAAAACATCAATGGTTCCGCCATTGAGGTGGGCGTGTTGAAAGGTGAGCATGCATGGCTGGCGTCAATCCATGAGTACGGATGCGATATTCCTGTCACGCCTAAGATGCGCGCCTATTTGCATAGTCAGGGATTGCACCTTAATCCCGCGACCACGCACATCCATATTCCGGAGCGTTCCTTCCTGCGCACGGGCTTTGACGCAAACAATGCGGATGTCACAAAGAAGGCACAGACGATGCTTGCGGATGTTGCGAATGGCAAAATGAGCGAAGAAGCGTTCTATAAGGCGGTTGGTCTGGAGCTTTCCAGCAAGATCAAGGACTATGCCCGTGATCTGGACAGCCCGGCAAATCATCCCTTCACCACCGACCGCAAGGGCAGCAGCAATCCACTTATTGACACCGGCGACATGATCGGAAGCATCACATGGCGCAAGGAAGGCGGAACCGCACAATGAGCAGACAATACTTTGATTTTTCTGGCCTGATCCGTGAATACTCGAATCAGTTCACAGTCATCACGCACACGGAAAGCGGCTACGATGAAGCCGGAGACTGGCAGGACGGACAGGAGACGCGCACCGAAATGACAGGCGCGATCATCGCTTTTAAGGAAAGCAAAGTGTTCCGCTCCGAGGGTACTATCACGGCGAAGGACAAGCGGCTTTTCATGGAAGAAAAACTGCCTGATGCTCTGATCGGCGCAGATGCTGTCTACAACGGCCAGAAGTACATGATCGAATCTGAACTGGAAAACGCCGAATTTACGGGTGTTTACAGCTATATGCTTAGGTGGGTGAGTGCCTTTGATAGCGTATAAATCAATGCGGAGCACTGTGGCGAAAGGGCTTGCGGAATATATCGGGATACCGGTCATCCGAAGCAATCAGACCGCAAAGGCTCCGGCATATCCCTATGCCAGCTACACCGTGACGACCATTGCCGCCGCGAATAACGGCACATGGCAGCAGCACAGTGACGGCATAGACCGAAAGATGGTGCGCAGCACTTGGAGCTTTTCATTCCTTGCGACGGACTTTGACGAGAGCATCATGCTCGCGACAAAGGCGCGCGAATGGTTCGAGCACTCCGGGCGCGTGTGGCTGTCAGACAATGGCGTCACCGTACAAAGCACGACGGACGTCACGAACAGGGACAACATTCTGACCGTTGAGTACGAGCGGAAAAACGGCTTCGATGTTGTCTTTTATGTTTACGACGAAACGAAGAACCCGTCGGAATCGACGGGCTATATCGAGAGGGCCGAAACGACCCGTAAAACAACGACCTAAAAAGAGGAGGAATAAACCATGGCTTACGATGTTAAAGTCAACATCGATCTTGCCAAGCCCGTCGGTACGGTCGGGTTTGGTGTGCCGCTGATTATGATCGAGAACGCTGGTACCGCGATCGAGTACACCGAAATCTCCAATATCAGCGAAGCGGTAACGGCTGGTGTGGCCGCAGGCACTGATGCGCATAAGGCTATCCAGCTCATTTTCGCGCAGCAGCACGCGCCCAAGATCGTCGCCGTCTACGCCACTACCGGCACCGCCGAGACGGCGCTTGCTGACACTGCCCTGACGGATAAGGCGTGGCGTCAGCTCATCGTCATTAATGAAGGCGATGGCACTGCGACGACCGCCGCGAAGATCAGCACTGCGGTTGAGGCGCTGGACGGCAAGCTGTATTTTGCCAGCCTTGAAACCGATGACAGCACGACGATCACCACGACCGGGCTGCGCCGCACGATCTTGTTCTACTGCAACAAGACAACCGACGTGCCCGTTCCGGTGGCGGCGCTTGTCGGCGATACTGCGGGCCGCGCCGCTGGCAGCTTCACCTATAAGAATCTGGTGCTTTCCGGCGTCGCGCCGCAGAACCTGACGGAAACGCAGCTCAACGTCATCCACAGCAAGGGCGGCATCAGCTTCGTTAAGAAGGCAGGCGATAACGTGACCAGCGAGGGCAAGGTAGCCGGTGGCGAGTATATCGACATCATCGACAGCGAGGACTACATCGTCCAGCAGATGACGTACCGGACGCAGAAGGTGCTTAACAACACCGACAAAGTGCCGTATGACAACAACGGCATTGCCCTGCTTGAGATGGCTGCTGTGGACGTTCTCCAGAGCGCCTATAACAACGGCATGATTGCCACGAACGACGACGGTACGCCCGCCTATTCCGTGGAATATGCCCTGCGCGAGGACACGAAGGAATCGGATCGCGCCGACCGCGTGTATCTCGGCGGCAATTTCAAGTTCGCGCTGGCCGGTGCCATCCACAAGGTCGAAATCACCGGCGAAATCACTGTGTAAGGAGGTAACACAAACATGATTACTGTGGCAACCTATGATGCGAAAGACACGTCCGTCGTCATCGACAGCGTGTACATCACCGGCCTCGGCGAGGACATGATCTCCGCCGAAAAGGACGAGGACTTCTTCACGCCCTCCGTCGGTGCCCAGGGCGATGTGGTCAAGAGCGTGATCAACAATTCGCTCGGCACCATTACCGTCTATGTGCAGCCGACCAGCCCGTCGAAAAAGTATCTGCTGAGCCTGGCCAATCGCACCGAGCCCTTCCCCATCTGGGCGATCAACAAGAAGCTCGATGAGCGCTTCGGCGGCACGATGGCGAACATGATCAAATATCCCGAGGTGGCGCGTGGCGCTGAGGCCGAGGATATGGAGTTTGTGTTCCAGGTTTTCGATCTGACCGTGGAATAAGAGCTGTTTTCACTCTGCCGGGGGCATTATTGTCCCCGGCAGATGTACATCAACAAAATAACGGAGGACACTCAAATGGCTGACAAAAAGATTTATCAGGTGAAAAAGGAAATCAATGGCGTGGAATACGTCGCGCAGTTCAACGGCCTTTCCTGCGCGCTGCGCGCAGTCGACGAAAGCAAGATTGACGGCACCGACAACACCAGCTATGAAAAGCTGGCGCAGTACATCTTCGACAATGTTATCGTCGAGCCTAAGGGGCTGACGCCCGATGATTTCGCCTGCATGGAGGACTTCAATAAGGTTCTTGCCTTCGGGCGCGGCGTGATGCAGGGCGAATTTCGAGACAAGGCGAACGAAGGCACAACTGAAGCAAAGGGCAAGAGATAACTGGGCTTTATGGCGGCTCGTGCTCTCTGATCGTGGGTTTGACTTTCAAACTGTATTCGGCAAACCCTATATGACGCCTCAGGATATAGCCGAGGCAAATATCGCCATGGATATGCAAATTGAGGCTGAAAAACGTGCGGCAAAGAAGAAACGATAGACGCACTCTGTCGTTTTTTCTTTACCACAATATAGGGGGTGAATGTAAATGTCGGTTGTACGCGAAGACGTTGTAAAAATGGGCTTCGACATCGACTTTTCCGAACTAGATAAGCTATCGGATGCCCTTGATGAAGTAAAAAATGCTGTTACAGGCGGCATCGGCGATGATGCTTTCGACGAAATGATCAGCGAAAGCAAAAAGGCCAGTGAAGGCGTCGACGGCATCAAGGAAAGTCTGGACGGTGTGAAACCCGGAGGGCTGGATGAGACTGTAAAAGGCCTGAAGGATACAGACGAAAAGGCCGGGGAAGCACACAAGGAATTGAAAAAGGTCGGAAATACGGGCTTTGATAAGACCATTTCCGGGCTGAAGAGCGTAACCAAGGTGCTGGGCAAAGTGGCCGTGGCCGCTGGCAAGGTGCTCGCGAAGGGCATTGCCGCCGGAGCTGCGGGCGTCGGCGCGCTTGTCAGCAAGTCTGTCATGAACTACGCAGACTATGAGCAGCTTGTTGGCGGCGTTGATACGCTGTTCAAAGACAGCTCCGGCGCCGTGCAGAAAAACGCGCAGGATGCGTTTAAGACTGCCGGATTGTCCGCGAACGACTACATGGAAACCGTCACGTCATTCTCGGCGAGCCTGATCCAGTCGCTTGGCGGCGATACGAGAAAGGCTGCGGATTACGCGCACACGGCAATCGTGGATATGTCCGATAATGCCAATAAGATGGGCACGGACATGGGCTCCATACAGGACGCCTATCAGGGCTTCGCAAAGCAGAACTATACGATGCTGGATAACCTGAAGCTGGGATATGGCGGCACGCAGGAGGAAATGAAACGCCTGCTCAAAGATGCCGAGAAAATTTCCGGACAGAAATTCGATCTGTCATCCTACGCCGACATCGTGCAGGCCATCCATGTCATCCAAGAAAACATGGACATTGCGGGCACGACAAGCAAGGAAGCCAGTGAAACGATCAGCGGATCGTGGTCGTCGATGAAGGCCGCGTGGAGCAATACGCTGACGTCCCTGGTTCTCGGCGGCGATGATTTCGATCGATGCGTTGATAATCTTGTCGATTCGGCGAAAGCGTTTGGCAAGAATGTCATGCCCGCCATCGAAAAAGCACTTGAAGGCGTCGGCGATTTAATCACGGAGCTTGCACCGATCATCGAAAAAGAGCTGCCCGGCTTGATTAATACGTTGCTTCCGCCGCTCATCAAGGCGGCGACGTCGCTTTTGAAGGGCGTTATCATTGCTCTTCCTGACATCATCAGCACAATCATCGATGAAATTCCCGATGTGCTCAGTCAGCTATGGGACGGCCTGAAGGAAGCCTTCGGCAATATGCCCGGCATGGGAAAAGCCGAGGAGATTTTCGGCAAGATCAAAACGTTCTTCGAAAAGAGCAGCGGCACGCTGAAAAAGATCGTTCCTGCGGTGCTTGGCGTTGTGGCTGCGATCAAGATTTTCAATAAGCTGAAGGGACTGTCCGGCCTATTCGGCGGTCTTGGCGGTGCTGGCGGTGGCGGCCTGTTTGGCATGTTTGGCAATCTGGCCAAGCTCAAGCCTCAAACGGTGCTCAAGGGCATGCTGAACCTTGGCATTATTATCGGCGGCCTGAGCCTGCTGGCGGCAGCACTCATGGCGGCGGCTCCGCATATCGCAAAGCTGTCTGACATGAAATCTTTTGCGAAACTCATGGTGGCAATCAGCGTCGTTGGCCTAGTCGGCTCTGCCATGGCAAAGCTGGCGGGCTATGTGGGCAACATCCCTGTTGCAACGGTTGCAAAGGGGCTCGCGAATATCGCCATCGTGCTGGTTGGCTTTGGCGCTCTGGCTGCGGTGCTTATGTGGCTGGCGCCTTACATCATGCAGCTTGGTGACCTTAAAACAACTATGAAGCTGCTGCTCGTAATCGGCGCGGTCGGCTTGATTGGATCGGCTCTGGCCGGTCTGGCTGGCCTTATCGGCATAATTCCCATCCCGGCAGTACTTGCAGGTCTGGCAAATATTGCGCTGGCACTGGGTGGCTTTACGGCGATGGTAGAGGCTTTCGGACTGCTGACCACGATTCCAGGCTTCAATGAGTTCCTCACTAAGGGCGGAGAAGTGCTGACGGAAATCTGCGGCATCATCGGCGAAATGGCAGGCAGCATCATCGGCGGCATTGGTGAAGGCATCACAAACTCGCTGCCCGCAATCGGAGAGAACATCTCTGCGTTCGCAGAGTCAATCGCTCCGGCGATGGAGAAATTCTCGGGCATGAACTTCGACGGAATATCGAGCTTCGCTTCCGCGTTCGGCACGCTCGTTCTGGCGCTTACCGGCGAAAAGATCGCAAGCTGGTTTACCGGCGGCATTGACTATGCGAAGATCGGCACCGACCTGACAGCGCTCACGACCAACGGCGCGGGCTTCTTTGAAGCCGTGCAGAATATCCCAGAAGCGGCCTTTACTGCTGCGACCAATCTGTTCCAGTGCCTGAACGGCATCGGCCTGCTGCCCAATAGCGGCGGCGTGGTGCAATGGTTCACCGGCGAGGTGGATTACGCGGGCATCGCAGCCGGTCTGAACGCGCTGGCGGGCACCACAGGATTTTTCACGGCAGTACAGTCAATTCCCGAGGCGGCCTTCACGGCGGCGACAAACCTGTTCAACTGTCTGTCCGGCATTGGTTCCCTGCCGAACTCTGGCGGCGTGGTGCAGTGGTTTACTGGCGAAGTAAACTACCAGAGCATCGCAGACGGCATTGCGATCCTCGGCGGCGAGAGCATGATTGCGGCGCTTACGGCGATCACGGCCATTCCTGCGGAGGCATACAGCAGCCTGACAGCGCTGTTTGACGCGCTGGCAGGTGTCAAACAGATGCCCAGCGAGGGCGGCATTTTCGGATGGTTTACCGGCGACAAGTCAACTGGCCTGACGAACGTGGCAAGCCAGCTTCCCGGCGTCGCGGAAAACATCGCATCCTTCTTCACCAACTTGGGCGGAAGAACGGACTTTACGCCTATAAAAACGCTGTTTGACACGCTGAGCAGCGTAAAGATTGATTCTGACGCTGCTGACAAGGGATTCCTTGGTCTCGGCTCCAGTGAAATGGAAAAGATGGGTTCTGGCCTATCCTCTTTCGCGACCAATGCAAAGGGATTCTTCGACGCGATCAATGACTTTGACGTCGAGAAGATGAAGAGCTTTTTTGCTGAACTTGCGACTGTTGGATCGCTGCCGGATGCGCTGTCGTCGCTTGACACGACGATTGGCACGGAGCTGAGTAACATGGTCACGACAGTTGAGACAAAGATGGGCGAGATTAAAACGGCGGCTGAAACCGGCATGACCGACGCGATAGCCGTGCTTGATGACTCCGTTTCCAGCTTCGTCAGCTCCGGCGTCAATATGATGCGCGGCGTAAATGACGGCATGAACTCCATGCGCGGCACGTTGATTGCGACGGCGCGGTCTATGGCAAGCGCCATTCAAAAAGCATTTAACGTCAAGCTGAAAATCAACTCTCCGTCACGCGAGGGATATAAATCCGGTGCTTTCTACGGCGAAGGTATTGATCTGGGTATGCAGAGCAAAATCCCGAACGTGAAGGCGACTTCCGCCGATCTCGGCATCGCGGCGATGCACTATGGCGGAAACTATACGCCGGAATCTACTGTCACGAACTACAACGGCGGCGACAGCGAATATACAAACGTTGCTCCCGTATTTAATCTGACCATCAGCGGCACGCAGGACGATCGTTCGCTGGCACGCAAGGTCAAGCGGTATGTCTCCGAGGCAATCAACGATACGTTTGAAAGCCTCGAAAGAAAAAATCCTGTGCTGCGGGAGGCGTAATAAATGGCCATCATCAACGGATTGTATATACACGTTACCGATGAGTCGAAGGAGCGGGAGGTGCGGGGCACCTCCCATCCTGTCGAACAGGGCATCCCGAACACCGACACTGTGAACGCGAAGGCTCTGTCGATCTCCATAAGCGGAAAAATCGTCGATTATGGGACAGCGAAGGCTTCGGAAGTGATTTCGAAGTTGGAAGCATGGCACAAAACGGGCGGAATCATCAAGTACCAGGGCCGGAATGTCGCGTCGTCCATGCAGATACGCTCTTTCCAAACGAGCTATGTCAATACCAACAGCGGCGGCGCAGACTTCTCGATGATTCTCGAAGAGGTGCGCATTGCAAAGAGCGCGTATGTCCCGAAGAAAGAAAGCACAACCGAAAAAGAGAACGCTGCGAAAAAGAATCCAGAGATCACGGTCGGCTCCATCGTCGTTTTCAAGGGCGGGCCTGTGTACGTTTCGAGCGATGCAAAAAAAGCAGCGGCCACTCGCAACCGAAGCACCTGCAAGGTCACGAAGATCAGCACGAAATCATGGTCTGTGCATCAATATCACCTGATTTCCACGGACGGCGGCAGGGTGTACGGCTGGGTTGATAAGGCGAACATTGAGGGTACCAAATCGACGGGCACCAACGGCAAGACCAACGCCGGAACCCAGCAGATCAAAAGCGGGAGCGGTTCGGCGGTCTATCACACTGTGAAGAAGGGTGACACGGTGTGGGCTCTTTGCAACAAAAAATATAAATATCTCGGCAAGTCTTGCAGTTGGGTTATCAGCAAGAATCCGAAGGCATTTTCCCGAAAGGGCGATGCAACGACGCTCCAGATCGGAAAAAAACTGCTCATGGGTTACAAATAAAGGAGGCGCATTGAGATGGCAATAACGCCTGACACACTGGAAATCAAAAAGGATTTGCTGCCGTATGAATGCACCATCCTGTTGGCCGGAGAACAATTTGGCCTTCAATTCAACTATAATGCGACGGCTGACCTGTTCACGGTTGACCTGTACAAGGACGGCGAGCTGATCTGTGCGGGCGAGCCGATCGTGTACGGCATACCACTCTGGCATGACGTGCGTAATGCCGAGACTTTCCCTGCGGTTGATATTATCCCCATCGATCGAAGCGGCGCGTCCGATGCCGTCACATTCGATAATCTATGTGATACGGTGCTCCTGATCGTTGACAACGGCGGAGAGGATGATTCCGATGAGTGACGCATCTAAGGCCGTCATGCAAAGCCGCACCGAACGCGTGCGGTCATCGCTTGTCAAAGCCTTTGAGAAGTGGGCCGAGCCGTATGACATCCGGCCAGATGGCGTATTCGGGAGCGTCGCAACCATCCACAGCGGCGACGTGACCATATCGTCCGAAACGCTCGATGTGGAGTTTACCGTGCCGTTTGACGACGACCTCGAACCGAACGAAGCTGAAATCATCGTATACAACCTGTCTGACAATACGATAAAGCAGCTCAAACGCGGCGCAAAGATCACCATTGAAGCGGGCTATAAGGGCGATACGGGCATACTGTTTTCCGGATTTATCAGCAAGGTCAAGACCGTCTATGAGGAAGCCGACAAAGTGACGACAATCAATGCGATGGATGATATAAAAGATCACACCATCGAAAGCATGTCGTTCGCAGCCGGAACCAAGGCGAGCTATATCCTAAAGGCGCTGATTGACAAAACAGGGATTCCCGTCGCAGTATTCAGCCCGCGACGCGACCACACCTATGAGGATGCACAGACGGTTGACGGCGATCTGATGGAAAACATCAGTCAATATGCCGAGGTGTGCGGCATATCCGTGTATGTGAGCAAGGGGAAAATCTATGCGCGATATATCAAAGTCGGCGATAACCTGAATTTCAACGTATCTGTTGAAACAGGCATGATCGGTTCCCCATCGCCTTACAGTGAGGAAATCACAGCCGAGGATTACAAGGACACCATCGACGGATACAAGGTCGAAATGCTGCTTCAGCACCGCCTTTGCGCCGGAGCGCTCGTCAGATTGACGAGCAGGAACGCGAAAGGGACGTACCGCGTGTGCAGCGGCAAGCATCGCTTTTCGCCCGACGAAGCCGTCACGGAAGCAAAAATGTATTAAGGAGGTGCGCGTATGGGGAGCCTGGCATTTGTTGACGCGGCCATCGAAAAGAAGCTGCGCGATCTGCATTGCGGCTATATAGGCCGCGTCATATCCACAGATGGCAACACAGCCACTGTGCAGCCCCTTGGACTGATCAAGGAATACGGCGGTTCTGCGAAGGCGCAGGCCGTCGTTTCCAACGTCCCTGTCGCGTGCAAGTATAAACTTTCAACGAAAACGATCACAGACGGAAGCGGGAACAAAGTGACCGTCGCCGTTCCGATTGGCATTGCCAAGGGCGATCTCGTGGCCTGCCTTTGCGCGGATCGCGACATCACCGACGCCCGCAGGGGCCGCAACGAGCTGCCCCCTGCTGGCAGGCACAGCATATCCGACAGCATTATTGTCGGCATTCTTTAAGGGGGGAGCAGTTTATGAAGGGCTTTGCAATGGACGAAAACGGCGACCTGCTGATTGAAAACAACGAAATCAGCATCGTCACCGGCGACAGCCTTTTGCAGCAGAAGGTCATGAATGTGCTGCAAACAAACCTGAAGGAATGGTTTTTTGACTGGGATCAGGGCATCGATTTCAGCAACCTGCTCGGCAAGGGCGTCGGCGAAGAGCTTGCCCGCTATGAGATTGCGCGCGGGCTTGAGCAGGTTGACAGCACATTTACAATAACCGACTTTTCGTATCATGCGGATGCTGTGGCGCGCAAGGCCACCATCGCATTTAAGGCGGAGACGGAAAGCGGAAAAGAAGTCGGAGGTGAAGTCACTTGGGGCTGACAGATAAAGGGTATGTGAGAAGCACATACGACGAAATCCTTGCTGGCAAAATCCGGCGAGCAAAAGAGCTGTTCGGCGATGACATCGATACGGGCGATCAATCGCTGCTCGGCAAATATCTCCGCATTAACGCCTATGACCAGGCACTCACGGAGGAAGAAATCGAGGCCGTCTATTATGCGCGCTTTCCGAACAGCGCCAGCGGCACGAGCCTTGACCGGCTGCTTGCGTTCGGTGGAATATCCAGAAACCCGGCGGAGCAGGCCCGCTATTCGGTCAAGTTTACCGGCACGGCTGGGTATGTCATTCCCGTTGGTTTTCTCGTCGGAACAGACACGGAGCTGACATACTACACCACCGAGGACAACACGATCGGCGATGACGGCACCTGCACGGCGGTCGTATGCTGCACGGAATCGGGCACCATCGGCAACGTCAACGCAAGCGCGATCAACAAGATCACGAATCCGGATGCCAGTGTTACGGCAGTCGTTGGCACTGAGTGCCTGTCTCCCGGCAAGGACGAGGAGAATGACGCAGACTTGCGCGTGCGGTTGCAGGCAGCGATTACGGGCGCCGGAAGCTGCAACGAGGACGCGTTGCGCGCCGCTATACTGCGCGTGCCCACTGTGCAGTATGTCGCGGTTGTGTCGAACGACACGAACGAGACGGACAGCGAAGGACGACCGGCCCACAGCTTCCAGTGCTATGTCAAGGGCGGTGACAATTATGAGCAAGAGATTGCGGAGGCGATTTTTGCAAAGCGGCCTATCGGCATACAATCCGTCGGTGATAAATCGGTCACGATAACGGACGCAAGCGGAAACAGCAAGGTCGTGAAATACTCTGAGACACAGACCGTTTCCATCACCATTCTTGCGAAAATCAAAACCAGCACGGCCTTTCCCGCCGATGGCGTTGCTCAAATTCAGGCAAATGTGGCGGCCCATATCAACGGGCTCGGCGTCGGCGGCTCACTCGTGCTTTCTACATTGTATGGGTATATCTACAATGTCATGGGCGTCACGGAGGTAACGGAACTCAAGGCGTCGATTAATGGCGGGAGTACATACAGCACATCGGGCGTTACTGTCCCCAGATACGGCGTGGCCGTATGCAGCCAGGTCAACGTTGAGGTGGTGACGTAAATGATCGTGCGATTCAACCGTGATTCTCCCGTCCAGAATCTTCCGGACGCTTACGCGAAGGCAGGCTCCAACAACGAAAAGATACTGGAGATCGAGAAGGATGCTATGACGCGGCTGCGGGAGAACATCGCGGCCATCAACAACATCCTCGACATCGAAAACGCCTATGGTCAAGCACTCGATCTGTACGGTGAAATGCTCGGACAGGCCAGGGGCGCGGCGACGGATGAACAGTATCGCGTTATGCTGCGGGCGAAGATCATCCGCAACTATTCCAATGCGGATCATGACAGCGTGGTCTACGCGATCTGCGCCGCCTTCGGCTGCGATCCGAAGGAAATCCTGCTCACGGAATCGGCGAATGAGCCGTGTGTGGTCAACCTTGAGAATCTACCGTTTACAAAGCTGAACAGCAGCAACATCGATGTCGGGACGGCCATACAGATCATAAAGCGCCTTATGCCCGCAGGCGTAACTCTCGAAAGCATGAACTTCTCCGGCACATTCGAATTTTCGGGAGAGACTTTGACGTATGACGCAGAAAAGGGATTCGGCGACGTGGATCAGACCATCGGCGGGGATCTTGGCCTTGCGTCTGACGGCAAGGACTGCACGCTGCCCGTATAAAACAGCGAGGAGGAAAGCATATGGATTTTGAAAAAAACGTACCTGAATGGCATGCGGAGGGCACGGAGCCGCCTACTTCGCTTAAACAGTCCGGTTTCGAGGCCGGATACAAGCCGCCTGCCGCCTATTTCAACTGGTTCTGGAATCGTGTTTCCACCTGCCTTACTGAAATCAGAAACAAACTGAAAGGCCATGTGGAAAGCACCAGCAATCCACACGGTGTCACGGCCAGCCAGATCGGCCTTGACAAAGTCGACAACACATCGGACGCCGAAAAGAGCGTGAAACGCGCGAGCACCTCCGGCACGGCAGACAAAACCAAGTCTGCAATGACAGTTCGCCTTAACAGCGGAAATACCGAAGGCGCAGACAAGTGGACTTTTGACGGATCGACTGCCCGCTCAGTCAATATCACGCCGTCTGGCATTGGCGCGTCGAAGAACGATCTGAGCAACGTGGACAATGCCGTGTTCCGCAGCAAGGCAAGCAGTGCAGGCGCCACCGGGCTGCCGGTTGTCGCCGCTGAGTCTACCGATGGTGTGGCTTACACCGCCACCGTTCCGAGCGTAACGGAGCTTTCGAACGGCCTGACGATTGTCATTGTGCCAAACAAAACCAGCACGGCCACACAAGCCACACTAAACGTCAACAGCCTCGGCGCAAAGGAAATCCGAATCCCGCTGAGCTTCAACACGGCAGCAATGTCCACGCCTAAGCTGAGTACGTTCTTTACGGAGGGACGGCCCATAACAGTACAGTTCGACGCGGGCTATGTCAGCGGCGGCATCTGGAAAACGATCGACAAGCAAAGAACATCCGCGCAGGATTTGTACGGGACAGTTCCCGTTGAAAGCGGCGGCACTGGTGCAACCGATGCAGCAACCGCGAGAAGTAATTTGGGCGCACTAACATATGCTCAGTACCAAAATGGTTATTTCCAGACGGGCGCTTCCAATACATCCGCATGGCTTACTTATTCCGTCAGTGGAACACAAAAATGTCAGCTTGATTTAACAACAGACGGTGCGTTGATGGTTAATCATAAAACCGCTCTTGTCGCTGGCGACGTTATCGGCTATGCCAAATACAACACAAACAGCCTCTCCATGGATAGCTGGATAGATAATAATGCCTACACACTCATGCTTCGCGATGGCGGGACGGATAAATGTGCTCTCGCTATGTGGCAGGGCGGCGCACTTACTATCAACGGAAATATTGCATGGCATAGAGGCAATCTTGATGTTCAGGTGGGTACTGCCGAGGTTGGCACGTCCGGAACGACTATTACTTTCCCGCGTGCTTTCGCAGGTGTTCCCGTTGTAACGGCAAACGGCGCAAAGCAAACGTCTATCAGGGTTTATGATATTACGGCAAGCGGCTGCACTCTGGCCAGCGGCGAAAGTAACAATACGGTTCAGTGGCAGGCCATTTACACAGGATAAAAGGAGGACTGATTCCAGTGGATAGCATCACACTCGGGCAGGCACTTGGATGGCTGCTTGCCGCAGCGACGGCATTTGTCACGCTGTACAAAGTCATTGACATCATCGCCACACGCCTCAAGCCGCAGAAAGATTTGCGCGAGCACATGGCGGAGATTGACCGCAAGCTGCTCAGAGACAAGGACAGGCTTGACGAGCAGGACAAGGCCAATGCAGTGATATTCCGCGCCCTGTATGCGCAGATCAACCATGAGCTAAGCGGCAATGGAAACGACATCCTCCGAAAAAGCCGCGACGAAATACAAGAATATCTGACCAACCGATGAAGGGGAAACAAAGATGGAAAAAATGAAGGCAATGCTGTCCCAGCCCACTTACGGGCTTGAGATCATCTACGAATAAGAAAGGAGAATGAATATGAATATCGAATTTCTGACGGAGTACATGGTTCCCGTTATCATGGGCATCTGCCTGTGCATTGGCTTTATCGTCAAGCACTGGATCAAGGACGTCGATAACAAGTTCATTCCGACGCTCTGCGCCGTTCTGGGCGCTGCGATCGCCATCTGGATGAGCTGGCCGTCTATCACGCCTGAAGTGATCCTGAAGGGCCTCGCCAGCGGTCTGGCCTCGACTGGCCTGCATCAGCTTTTCAAGCAGTACCTCGGCGGCGATGAAGGGAGCGATGCGTAATGTTTACCGCTGCGCAGCTTGTGGCATTTGTCATATCGATGATCGGCATGCCGTACTGGTACGGCTGCTGCGTCTATCAGTGCACGCAGTCCCGCCTTGAAAGCAAGGCCCGGCAGTATCCGGAGCACTATAAATCCGTAAGAATGCCGAAATACATGCAGGCCATAGCCAAACGCCAGGTCTGCATGGATTGCATCGGCATGATCAAGGGCTTTTTCTGGACGAACGGCGGCAAAGGCGTTGTAGAATACATCAACGGCGGCGCTGATTTTCGCAATAGCTACAGCTCCAACGGCTGCCCTGATAGGTCGGCCAACGGTATGCTTTCCTGGATCAAGTCTCAGGGCTGCAAATGGGGCGGCATCTCTACTCTGCCCGAGACGCCCGGTGCGCTGCTGTTTATGGACGGTCATGTAGGCGTATACATCGGCGGCGGCTATGCAGTGGAGGCTCGCGGGTTCAACCATGGCGTGGTCAAGACAAAGGTTTCCGATCGTCCGTGGAAGCGCTGGGGCCTGCTGCCCGAATCGCTGCTCAGATATGATGGGCAGGCCGTCGAGCTGCCCGAAACCAACAAGGAGTATAAGCTCGGTGATCGTCTGCTGAAGCGCACGTCTCCGCTGATGGAAGGCGCGGACGTGAATGAGCTGCAAACGCGCCTGAACGCGCTGGGCTATAACTGCGGCACGGCTGATGGAGAATTCGGCAAGAACACCGAGAACGGCGTCAGAGCCTTCCAGAAGGCCGCTGGTATCGAGGTGGACGGGAAGTTCGGCGGCGAGTCTTTCGCCGCCCTGAAGGCCGCTGAGGAGGAGAAAACCGTGTCATACACCGAGTACACCGTGAAGAGCGGCGATTGCCTGTGGAAGATTGCGAAGGATCATCTCGGCAGCGGAAGCCGCTATCCTGAGATCGTGGAGCTGAACAGCCTGAAAAACGCAGTTCTGAAGGTCGGGCAGAAACTGAAGATTCCGAAGAAATAAGAAATGGGAGGGGCGCTTGCCTCTCCCTCTTTTTTTGTCCATTTAATACAGGCGCTCTTCGCGAATCCAATCACCGTGTACATCCCCATTAACCACCCACACGGGCATTTCAGGATGTTTTGCGTGAAACTGTTCCGCGCCTTCTGCCGCTTCCTCCCTCGTGTCGAACGTTGACTTGCCAGCGTATCTATCGGTTCCGATCGTTGTTGCATAAAACCACGTCATTGTGTTGTCCTTTCTGCCCGCCTTTGACCGGGCGGGCGCGGTTAGTTACTTGTGGATTTCAACGCTCATGTCGACTTCTTCAGCCGACTTAATCAGCACCTTGAAACGCTTGAACGATATTTTGTTTCCAGCTTCCGATTTTATTATAGAAATCGCTTCTTTTTCGTTGGTTGCCTTAACAGTATCAATGCAAGTGTAATTGTATTTCCCGTATCTGCTGGATGTTTGAATTGTATACTTGACTTTGAAGTTCTTCATTGTTTTGACCTTTCTGCCCGGATTGACGGCTCCGGGCGGGCCGTTGGTAAATTACATTGCTTCAGGCATTAGATTTTCGTTAATCATGTATTTACCAGCGAGTTGGTAGCAAAAGCCTTCGCAGTCAATAATGATTGTCTTTGCGCCCGTCTTTTTGAATTTTCCTTCAACGTCACCCTGACAGTTGATGTATTCGCTTCCATCTTTGTAAAGAACATACACGGAGGAATCAATGTACTTATACCCGGCACGCTCGCAGCATTCGATAGATTCGATGGTTTCCTGCGCGAGTTTGATGCACTCGGACATTGTGTAATGTTCTACCACGATTTCGTAGGTTGCGCCGTCGATCTCTTGCTTGATGGTCTCGCTCTTCATTTTCGTTTCCTCCTTTGATTGATGCCCGGATAAGGCTCCGGGCAGGCCGTTGGTCGGTTCAGTGCAGGTATTTGTCGCGGCGAGCGAGCAGCTTTACGATTTCATCGGCAGACTGCTTGGTGCGGATCGCAGCATCCGCGACCGCCTGATGGATGTCCGCGCGCCAGCTGTTTTCCACATCGTCCATTTCGTCGACGAAGCCATTGTTCTCGAAGCAGATCATCGTGCTTGTGAACAATTCCATGCCGTCCACAAGGCCCATTGCGTAGTTCGCAATTTTCTTTGCCTCATCGTAGGTTTCAGCCTTCCCGATCTTGTCAAGCGTGATGGTCATCTGCTTGCTGTACTCGGTGACGAATTTCATGGTGTTGATGCTCTTCATTTTCGTTTCCTCCGTTTTCTTTGGTCGTTCCTTGACTGTGACTATAGTATACTACTAGCGTTAGTAGTTGTCAATATATCCCAGTACACTACTAACGTTAAAAGTACGTTATAACACTAGTAGTGCGGACGATTTTGTGATATACTGTCGCCCAGAAAAGGGAGGGCGTACAAATGGCAAAAAAGCAAACGGAATGGTCAAGGGCATTCAATGAAAAGGCATATGATCGCCTCGCCGTCACCGTGCCCAAGGGGCGCAAAGCGACCGTGGAGGCGCTTGCTGCGGAGCGTGAGCAATCTGTCAATGGTCTGATTAACGAGCTTCTGCGGGGCGCTGCGGGGCTGACAGAGGATGAATGGAAAGCATCAAGGAACGAGGAGTGATGACGGTGCATCGATACGCGGAAAGTGAGCTTATACTTCTGAAGTACATTGATGGATATAAGACCACTGATAGAATACCGAACTATTTCTCTACTCTCCATAAGATTGACGTTGATAGGACGTTGCGGAAATTTGCATCTGACAAGTTGCTTGTTATCGCGCCGATAGAATACACCCTGCGCAGGGCTACCGTCTCAAGCATGAAGCAGTATTTGAAAGATAGTGGCCTAAAGCCTGTCGGGAAAAAAGATGATCTGATTCGACGGGTTCTATCTACCGACCTTGAAGCAATAGAGAAGTACTTTCCCGATAGGTACTATGCGCTTACTGAACTTGGAATGTCGTTGCTTTCCGAAAAGCTACCACCGAACGCATATGGCGACCGATTTGATCCGATCCTTAATGGATTCGATGAGGCACTCGCGCACATTTGCAGCGGAGAATATCGCAAAGCCGAAGATGTGCTGATCAAAGCCGGACATGAGATCAATCGTATCGACGCCGCTTCGTGCGATATGTTTTTCGCGCACAATATTCGAATACCGGGGACTATTGATGAATGCATCTTCAAAGCGCATATTATCCTCTATCACATAGATCGGAAGAGCGTCGTGT